GCGGGAAGATCACTCAATGAGCCAGTGACAAGCGAGCAATTACCTAGATCAAGATAATAGGTAAGGGCGGGAAGATCACTCAATGAACCAGTGACAAGCGAGCAATTAACTAGGTTAAGATAAAAGGTCAATGCGGGAAGATCACTCAATGTCATTTTTAACGATGTTGATGTGGAACCTCTATTCAGTTGATAGCTTCCTTCCCATGCGCCAGATACTAAAACAACATAACCGCCGTTGGATGGAATTGTTACATCTGGCTGTGCGTCTGTTGAGGTTAATATTGGAGTAGTTGTCTCGTAAACAACGGTGCCGGCTGGGAAAAACCATCTTCGACCCGTTGCGTAATTCCACGAAAAATTAAACCGTCCAGCAGCGACCTTGAAAAACATTACCTTGTCAAGTGTAAGCGATGCACATTCAGAATATCGACTGATATGTTTTGGAGCAGACTTTAATTTTGTAAGCAAGCTTGCGGAGTTTATCCAGGCGTTGAGTTCGGCGTTGGTGTCAGCGATAGGAACACGGGAGGCCGTGGGGGTCGCTGTTGGCGCCGCTGTGGGGATATTCGCCGTGCTTGCACTTCCGTTTACCGTAAGAGTGCCAGAAGTATAGGTAATTCCGAGCGCCGTCTTTATCGTTGCTACAAGATTCGCCCATGTCAGCTTTTTCGTTGCGTTTGAAGCAGCAGAATCCATGAGAGTAAACGCATCGGCGTCTACCGGCGTAGATTTCGCCGTGCCGCTGTTAATGAGCGAGCCCCATGCCGTCCAGAGTGCGGTTTTGACGCTCGCCCATGTGTAGTACAGTCGACTATGGTCACTCTTGACGCCGGGCAGTTTGTCTGTGTCGTCCGGCGTGGTTGTTGGCGTACCACCCTCGATAGCGGATGCCAGCGCAGTGGCTGTCACGGCGTCAGATACCCACGAGTCGAGCTTGCCGGAGCTATCGGCTTTCGGTATTGCGTTTGCGGCTGGGGTGGCAGTTCCTACAATATTTCGGAGCTTGTCAGCAAGGGTGGCACCAGCGTCGGCACCAATGCCATTGGCTGCATTCGCGCCAGCTTCAGTGACAGTGCCGCCAGGGGTCTCATCCGACCAAGTGGGAACGCCGTTGATATTCTTTATATATTGGCCGTTGGAGCCGCCACCGGGAAGATATCTTTTCCTAAAGGAAGAAGCACCAGCTAAAGTGTCAGCCATTTACACTCTCCTTTCGTCAACAGTAAGCACCATAGTACCGGAAACAACCCTTACTCTCACTGCGGTAAGAGGGCCGTCGAGTTGGAACTGTATCGAAGCTGTCTGTGCGGTAGAGCCGTCGCCATAAAGGTCAAACCAAGTAGCGGTATCGGCGGCAATCTGCGCCGGAGAGTCGAGGGTTCCTTCAGCAAAGTAGCTGCCAGCGGAAGATACTTTTACTTGCATACCTATTTTATGCACATCGGCATGAACACCAATTACTTTAGAGCCAGCACCGGTTTGAGTTTGCTGCTCCCAATAACCGTAGGGCCGCGAAGTTCCTCGGGTGTTTGCGGGCCAAATTATTGTTGCCATTAAAGTATCCTCCTGCCTTTACCAAGAGGATACCTTAACATCTGACAAGTAGTCAATAAGCTACAGTGACTTACTTTTACTTACTTTTTAATATTGTCTCATTTAGGAGAGAAGGAGGAGGCCAGAGCTTTTAGCCGGGCTCTTTCTTCGAGGGGCAAGTAGGCAGCGTCAGACCATACATCAAAGCGCCAGCCTAAGAAAAAGTCTACTGCGTCGGCAATAAGGGCTTTCGGGTTGCCGGTGCTTTTCGGCGGCGTAAGGTCCTCATAGGCTTCTTGGATCACTGCGCGGGCTAAGGCAAGCCAAGGGTTATAAGGCTCTCTATTTTGCTGCTCTCGAATCATGTCGTAATAAATTGACTGTAAGTATTCTCTCATTGTTGTCTCCTAAAATAAAAGGCCACACCTTATTAAGGTGCAGCCTTGCAATTCAGTCGCTTATGCCGTGGAATAGAACCCATCCAAGAACATAAATGACCATTGCTGTGAAAACCATTACAGTTTCACAGGGTAATAGTCGACCACTTCTACCTGAAGCTCGCCGTTGTATTCCCGCTGGGTCGTTCTTACCACGACCTCTTTTCCCACAAGCTCCGACAAGTCGAGATTATCGTCGGGACTCACTCCTGCCGCAATGCAGAGCTTTTTCAGCCGCGAAAGGCCGATAGTTCTGCCCTGGCCCTCGGCCTCGGGGAAGTAGATCACAGGGAAAATCTTCTTGCCGACTGGCGAGTAACCGCCTTCCTGCTCGGGGCCATCTGTGACCTGTACTTCGAGCTTGACCCCAGGGGTTCCCTTCTGCGCCGAGACAATGGCCTCCGCGCCCTGAATGAGAACCTGATACCGACCTTTATCGAGGGCCTGATTGACAGGTGCGCTCGACAGCCCTTGAACGTTGATAACCATAATTTCCTCCTCGTTTTTGTAGGGAACGATTACCCTTTTATTTTCCCAACAGTGGCAGCAGTTTCTCAAAGGAAGGACTTTCCATCGATTTTACCGATAGAAGCCTTGATTTGGCTCTGAACCACTTGTATGGTTGCGCTTGAAGAAAATACTTTGTCGTGCCCATAGAGGTTTGGCTGTAAAGGTAGTAAGCTTCGTCGAAGTCAGCCATTGCTTTGTCGCGGTATTTTCCTGTAATGAGAGGTTTGCCGGTAAGCTCACCGGTATTCTCGTCCTTCTCTTCCTCAACAAGAGCATTCACTACAATATATTTTTTTGCTGAAAGGTCTTTGAGCAGCGAAGCTAGAGTATTAAGCCGAGATTTTATCTTGCCATATTCGTCGTAGCCCGCCTTATCGACAAGGACATCTTTTTTACCCTCTATCATAACTTCCGGCAGCATGAAATCATCGACAAGTGAAGTTATCGTGTCGATCACTATGGTCTGCACATTGGCAAACTTACCACCAGGAGCCCACGGCCCCCTGTCATTCAAAGCATCAAGCAGCACACTCAAGACAGCAGTGTAAGGCTTTGAAGCTTTAGCAAGCTGCATTCGAGGGATTTTCTCTGAAGTTTTTATCGACCTCATGCCTCGATCCGTGTCGATAAAGAAAGGGCTTGGGAAAGAAGCGGCGAGGTGCGTTTTGCCGCTGCCGGGAAAGCCGTAGAAAAGACAAGCAAAAGTCCCGTCGAATCCGCTTGTGTAGTCGTCGAGCAGGTCTTCGTAGCCCACAGGTTTTATTGTTACCATTCCCATAATTTACTCCTCTTCCATCTCAGATGTCAAGTAGAAATTTCCACTATCTACCATTCTTTTTGGCCCCAGTCGACATAGCTCCCTGTAAGGGCAGCCTCCATACATGCCACATGCGCTGCCATTTCGCGGGAATTCTTGATATTTTTCCTCCTTTTTGAAGAGCAGCGAGTCTTTTAGAAGCGGCAGCATCTGGCTTACCACAGACTCAAGGCCTTTTTCTAGGGCCTTTATGTCGTCGCTATTGCGGTACAAGAAGCCCATCTCAACTGAAGGTATCGCGCCAAAAGAAGCCGCTGTTACCACAATACCCTCAACCGGCTTATCGTAAAGCCATTTGTAAGTGGTCGGCTGATCCGAATCTTCAAGGCTCTGCATAGTAAAGTTCAGCGCTGCCGAAGTACTTTTGTGCTCTAGCAAGTGAACCCTGCCCGCGCTGTCTTCAACAAGGCCGTCAGCTTTTCCCACAAAAGTTAGGCCGCAGAAAGATTTCTCAAGCCACATCTCAGAGGAAAGAATTTTCAGCTCAAGAGCGTCAAACTTCTCTTTCCACATGGGATACACTTTCTCAAACTTGTCCTTGATAGTCTCGTCTTCCGGCCACTTGTTGCCGCCACTTTCGAGCAGCTCATGCCACAAGGAACCGAGCACTAAGGCAGCACTTTTGCCTTCTACGGGCTTCAAGCCTATAAGATGGTTGTAGTACCACTTGCGCTGACAAGTAAGAAATTCTATGACTGAAGAGTAACTTAGCCTAAAGTTGCTCGGCAGCATCTTCGCTCCTCCTTCTCTCCTCTGTAAGGCGCCTGCCCTCAATGCGCAAGGCAGAAAGAATGTGGGGAGTGCAGTCAGGGCATATATCAAGCCAGCTGTAAGTGTGGGTTGGAGTCACAAAAGTGAGCTTGCCGACTTTAGAAGTGTCTTTTACTTCTTGCATGCAGAAATCACAGAGAAGCGATCCTAAAAATTTCATAGCATTCTCCTTTCTAAAACATAGTGCCTGTGTCGAATAGTTACCTCCTTTCGCTCCCCAGGCTTGAGCGCGGTCAATACGCTTCGATTGCAACCAAGAAATCGACGCATCGACTCTATAGTCGTTTTTACTACTCTAGTTGTGCCATAAGTGCAGATATATTCATATCTGCCGATTATTCCATAAGAAAGCCTTTCCTCACCTATTGAAGTCTTATCGACAAGAGGGCTTTCTCGAAGCCAACCGAAAGTTATGAAGCGCCAAGTCGCATCGTCGCGGCCTTGATTATCCGGCGCTATTGCTCTCTCTTCCATTTAGCTCTTCCTTATTGCAGTGGTATAAGCTACAGGCAAGTGGTTTTTAGAGGGCGACCTATAAGGAGAAGGCAATATAATATTCTTGCCTGGGTTTTTACTGTAGCCGAAAATAGAGAATATTTTAGGTACTATATCTCCTTTTATCCTCACATTTATTACGTCTTTAGTGCTGGGATAAAAGGGAGTTTCGAGCCAAAATAATTTTGGAGAGGCGAAAGTAAATACCTTGACGCTTTTAGTTATCCACAAAGAGCGTGCTAATAAAACTGCCAGAGCTGCTCCCGAAGAATATCCTATAATATATATAGTATCTTGCATATGTAGAGTTTTTAATATATTGCTCGATTCTTTGCGTGCAAACTCTCGGTACTCTTTAGCAAAACCAGCGTGAACAAAGACATCGTGTGACCGAGAGAAAGACACAGGCCAAATCATGAGGTCACGGAGCCAATCAATAGGCTCATCACTGCCTTGGAAAAATATGAAGACATTATTGCCTTCTTTATATATAGCATAATCTGTATGTTTACCTGCCTCTTGCCAGTTAGTAATCGCAAGATACCTTTCCCACATCTCTTTGTAGTCTTTCACTTTTAGCTCCTATCCTCGATGAGGCTCCGGTAAGGGCATCCAGTGAGTTGCGTGGATAATTTCTTCTTCGTAGTCTCTGAACTCTTCCAAATCGGCGTAGTATCTTCCCACACAGGGAGTATCTTCCGGGCTACACAGCAATACTTCCTGTCCATCCTTGGGGAGTCTTACCTTAACACTTATCCACTCCCGCTCTGCCAGCTTCGCCTCTGCCGCTTCGAGGGCATTGAGTAGTGTATCTAGCATCTGCACCAAATTCATTTGTCCATGCGCTTTCAGTGCAGCAGGAGCATTATCAATAATCTTCCTTGCCTCTGTTTTCGCTATTCCGAGCAGCAACTTAGAGCCTATTGTTTCACTCATGCGTGGCCTCCTTATCGATATTTTGCAATTATTTCATCGAGGCTTCTTTTGTACTCGGAAATAATTTCTCTGTGGTCAGATTGCCATGAGCCTGTTTGGGCATTTTCCTGTTCACCATATGCAATTTCCGTATAGATCAATGCAATAAATTCTTCAGCTCTAATCCTATCGATATCATCCATCATTTTTCTGCCTCTTTGCTTTTCTTAACGCGCTGAATCGCGGAGTCTAGTCTATTCCTAAGCTCGATTGCCTTTGCAACCGAGAATCGGATATTGCCAGATTTAAGATGAACCTTAATTGGAGCTTCTTTATCCTCGCAAATAGTTACATTCATTTCTCTGCCTCTTTACTCACATCTTCCTTGAATCTGACTGAAAGTGTTCCACATTGCCTTCAATGGCCGCTAGCCGTAATAGTCGGTCAATTTCTGCTGCAATAAGCGCACCTGCTTTTTCAAGCTCGCGGATGCGATCTATTTCACCATTTTGCTTCCTTGGGGTTTTCCACCATGCCAGCGACCAGTTTTGGGGAAACAGGTCAGCCCTCCCGAGAGCATACGCACATGCGGCTTTAGCAAGCTCGCCGCGATAATGCTCATCATCATGTTCTGGTGTCCATCCTTCTTTTTCTATTTGTTGATAAGGCTCTTCCCTTATCATAGCTATTGCATCCACAAGAGCATATACTCTCAGATATTTTTTTTAGACATAATCCCTCCTAATCTTTTTCGCCTGTTTGTCTTGTTCGTTCTTTAAGCATCGCATCGGCTAAATCGTAAGACGCACCTGCTATAGAAGCAAAAAATATCAATCCACTCTTCTCCCGTAAGATAAAACCTTGCATCGCCTGACCTGCAAAATAATCACGAAGACTCATGTTTTCAATAGACTCCTCTTTTCCGTTTCCCATCTTAATCCTCCTTGCTTCCAAACTTTATTCCATGCGTATAACATGCCGCAGTAGTCTCACAGAAAAGTATGTCCACATTTTTGCGCGGCTCGACAAGTACAGAGGGATCGTGGGTATCAAAGTCGGATATTAAATCTTTCCCAATTTTACAATAGTCATCGGTAAAATACCACACTCCACTTGTATAACAAGGCTTGTTTTCGAATAGCCAAAGATAATCACAAGTCTGCGCATATTGTGAATCTTTCGCCGCATAACATCCAAAAAAGTCTGCAATTTCTTGCATTGTGTGCTGGATCATTCCTTAACCTCCTTCCTATATTCTTCGTCAAGACGATTCATCCTCCCGCCGGTGTCATCGCAAAATACAAGACAACGACCCAAACCATAAAAAGGAGCGACACTGCGACAAGGCCGACCACGAGCGCAAGCTGCTCCCAGAGCGGCAAATGCCCTTGCGGCTCCTCCATAGTTTCTCTTCCGCGTCCTTCAATGCACCATTTTCTAGGGTTCATTTCTCAACCTCCTTTTTTAACGAAATGCTTAGATATCAAATATCTTTTACCTTGAAAAGCATTGAAAAAGAGATTACGGCTTTTCCTGCACTCTTCCTTTGCCTCTCTATATCCCTCGTCTTTTGCTTGATTTTTCGCCAAACCGACAGAAAAAACCATGGCAAACATAAAAATCCACAATCTATAATCTTTTAAGCTCACACCTCCAAAAAATTTTAATCCAAACCCAAAAACAATTGCCCATAGATAAGTACTGAGAAATCCTTTCATCTTTATACCCTCCCCCTCTTGGAAGTGTCAGGACTTGAACCTGTGCGTTTCGGTTGGCGATCAACCCTTCCGGCGTACCTGCTCCTCAGGCTCCCACTTCCATACGTTAATATTGATCTTCTGACGGCGGCCAGTCTTTTCTGGGAATGCCTACAAGCGAAGGATCGAATTTACGGCAATGAGAAAAACTGGCACCCTTCTCCCCTTTGAGGTCTCCATTAAACGTCGTTATTGGATATAGTGAGCCTCCAAAACAGTAAAAATACTTTACACAGCACGGAATTGTATCTTCAGTATGACCGTCCCAAACGAAAATTGGGTCGCCGCGTTTAGGTATCCATTTAATTTTTGGTGCCGGTACTTCCTTCTTCTCTTTTCCAAGCGCAACTAAAATGCCGTCAGGCCCAATAAGAGAATTTTCCCAATCCACCGAGTTAAAAATAGAAAAGTCAAGAGAATATTCTTCAAGAAGACGGCCAAGATGGCCAATCCAATACTTTTTAGACTGTGGAATGTAGGGCTTGTCGGTATACGCGAACTTATTGCCATTAGCGTCTTTGGCTACCCAACACCGATTTCTTATGCAATATTCCTGAACAGGTTCTTTCTTCGGTGCAACAACAGACTCACCTGCCTTTTCCATAGGTTCGAGCAGCTCGATATCTCCATCGGGATTTATAAGGAACTCATTCCACTTGAGGAGAGGAAATTCATCACCGGCATTACCTACTCTGATAAATCCTCCATCAGGAGAACTCCAAAAGTCGCTGCTAGGACGAGGTCTTCCAACATAGGCATAGAAGATGCAATTGGCATCTTCCGCGCCCCACATTTTGTGTTCTTTGCAGAATTGCTGGATACCCATCATCTTTCTCCTTTCTTGAGGTTTATTTTAATCGACTGTATCTCGACATCAGTGGACATCATTGTGTTTTCCCGCGCAATGATTTCTGCCTCTGCCCTGTTATGTGCAGCAATAACAAAGACGAGTAAGGGAGTAACACCTTTCAGTTTTACCTCTGCTTCAAATGTCTTCTTCAATTTTGCCACTCCTTGCAATTTCTTCCCAAACTGCCTGAGCAAGGCGCTCATAGAGCACCTCGAAAAACTCCTTACTTTTCGACAGCAGTAAAGTTGGCCAGCCGCAATAAGGCCGAATAGCTGTGAGTAGCACTCCTTGCTGACCATCTGCAATAATGAAGTCCTTCATCATATGGCCTTCAACTTTGAACTTTATGCCGTCGACTTCCGCCGTTACTACCACAGATCGCATTGCAGTACCTCCCAATTTAAGATAGCAGATATCCCCTCCCTATGTCAAGTAGAGAGGGGCTTTTCTTACTCATATTTTCCCATGCAGACGTTATAGATAACATCGTCAAGGAAACCGAAGAAAATCGGCTGCACCGAGCCGCCTGGCAGTAAAATATGCTGCCGCACAATAGCCCTAAGCTCGTCTTTCTTTTGGAGCTTCTTGCTCCTAATGCTATACTGCACTACCGGGTAGCCGCTGTCACTTTCCGGCCTGTGCTCTCTTAAGTATTCTCGGAGCTCTCGCAAGCCGCCGAGCCTCACTTTAGCATTCTCGGGTATGTTGAAAATCATTTCTCTTTCTCCTTATTTTAGGAGAGAAGGAGGAAACCGCCGCCGAAAGGTTTGGCCGCCTCCTCTCTCCTAAGGGCTTACTCCGTGAGCTTGTCGAGGCCGAAAGCGATCAGAGCTGCGTACTCTTGCGGGCTCATGACGCCGGATTTAATCACGGCGTAGGCAAGCTCTGCCGGTGTGCCTCTTCCGCCAAGTTTGTTCTCGGCGATGGTGCCAATCTTCTGCACGAGGTTGACGAAGGCGTCGTCGCCACTTAAGCCGACTTTACCGGTAAGGGTGTGCGGGGCAGCCTGCCTGAACCTGAAGGAAAAGTTCCCTTCGTAGGTTTCGTCCTCGGGCAGCCGCTCGACATAGCCTTGAGGAACATTAGGGATTCCTCCGGCTATTCCATCTTCCGTTGCTCTTGTTTTCTCATCCATAGCTTTCTCCTTTTATTCGAAAAGACATTTTATGCCAAGCGCGGCAAGAAACCCTACTTCTTGAGGGCTCAAAGCTCCTTGCTTCAGGGCGAGAAAGGCCAAGTCTGCCGCCGTAACTGCTCTCGGCGTCGACGAGACTATGACTTCAAACTTGCGGCAAAGGGCGATCACAGCATCATTGTCGCCCAGGCCGACTCGCTCCGAGACTGTTATGGCCTCTTTGTGATAGTCGATGAGACAGAGACCAGAGGCAATGTTTTCCGAGGGCGCTGCATCTTCGGGAATAGAGCTTTTTTCTTTTGGTGTTTCATCCGTCATGTTAGTCCTCCTTGTCGTCGCTATTGACGCTGCCGAGCGCGACAAGCATTTTGCGCGAATCGGAAAGCCTGGATGAAGCCGTACATGCCGATAAGGCCGAGTTCCTTGGCGCTGAGGGTGCCATTCTTGAGGCCGTTGCCAAAAGCAACACTGACTTCATTGCTTCGTTCCTGTTCCTCTTCACAGAGGCGCATCACTTTGTCATAGAGAGTATTTACCTCTTCTTCGGTAAAGTTGAGGGAAGCGTCGAGGTCTTCTGCTGCATGGTTGAAAGTGATTTCAGCCGTGAAATTGATTGTCTTGTCCATAATCTTCTCCTTTTATTGGCTCATATACTTGAAGCCGAAAACAACCAAGTAGCCAAGTTCCTCAGCAGTAAAGTAGCCCTGAGACATGAGTCTGGCAAAGGTCTGCGTAAAGGTTGTCTCGTCAGGAACTGCCCAAGTTTCGGTTGCGCACCTCATAACGAAAGCCTCATAGTCTTTCTCGCTGAGACCAAGATCATCCGACATTTGACCTGAATTCTCGTCGTCGACGATTTTGAGGGTGAGTTGCGCACTGCCCTCGAAAAGAACTTTTTTGTCACTCATAATGAAGCTCCTTATAGAAAAATTGCTAACGCGCAAGCGTCAGGAGGTTTATTAACCTCTTTGCAGGCAAAGGACTTGAACCTTTATCAGCAGTTTCAAAGGCTGCCGTGCTACCATTACACTAGCCTGCAAGAAAAGACTTTCAGCTATAGCTAAGAGCTTTGCCCTTTTCAGTGTCTTCGAAAAGACCTTCGGCAAGAGCTTTTGCAGCTTCTTCTGGAGTTGCTTTGCGGCACGCGCCGAGGTGCCAAGACCAACCAAATTTGCGGAAGCAAGGCATTCCGTAGTGATCGACTTGATCGTCGCTACGCCCAGGATAGCGAATTACAGCGCCAACATATTTATCCATGTAACCTTTGGCCCAATTTTGACGAGTGGAAGAAGCGCCACTCGAACAACTTTCTATATGATTTTGCGGATCATCGCCGTAAAATAACGCGCACTTTACTATTCCCGTGCGAATGACGTCTGAAGTCAGATCATTTTGGAATTGATGCGCACCGAGGACAATGAGATCGCCTTTTTCGAAAGCATGGATGTTTGTTTTGGGGTTGTACTGTACTCCGCAGGTAGATTTTATTTCTTTGAAGGGAAAGCCGTTGACCTCAATTAAATAACCTTTGGCATCGTATTTGAGGGTGCCGCTTCCACCTCCGGCCCAGGCGCGGAGCATTTTGTTCATATTGCCCGCATTGATTTTTTTGGCGATTTCTGGTGGTACTTTAAGCACACTTTCACAGTGCGCTGCAGTTAAAGGAATGTTGCCAAAGTAATTTTCTATAGCACTATGACCAACGTAGTCGAATATACAACCATCAGATTTTGAGGCAAGAAGAGACTCGATGATGTCGTCTTCGAGGTAATAAAGTTCTTTAGATAACTTTGGGCCTCTTTTCACTTCGATCCAAGACATAAAATCACACGTAGTTATCTCCTTTGGAAATATTTTAAGGCCTCCTCACAAAGCCCTTTCTCACTGCAACTATTGCCGGGGTTGCGATCGGCTCCCCGCATTAAAGACCACGCCGAAGTAAGAGGCGTGGTCTGAAACGCTTAGATATCCCAGCTTGCGGGAGGATGGATCAGATTACGTATGGTCATGAGCATGGTGCGGGCGGGCGCAGAAGTATAGAGTAGTGGATCAGAGATGATTAGTCGTTGTGTGCCGTTGCACACCTGTAAAAGATAATTGCCGCAATAGGCGAATCCATAGGGGCCATGGTAATAGTCAACCTGATGTTGACCCCCGCATCGTGGGCATGTTATCATCATACTATACCTCCTACCGATATATTGCTGTCAGATTTTTTTTAGTTTTGTTCCCGCCTAAAAAGAATGCCATACTTGTTAGCTTCTGCAAGACCCTCTTTAAGGAGCCGGCGCTCGACCACGCGGATAAAATCCCCAATTGCCTCCTCCCACGATCCCGCCATAATCGAGGGATGGACGATATCATAATATCCCATGACCTCGTCTGCTGCGGCTACCATGTCCTTATTGTCCGTGACATGGAGGGCCTCTTTAGCCTCGGCTCCCACCAGGACGTATATCTTAGTCGCCGCGTCCCGCATCCGCCCTGTGGCGATCCTCTCCTGGACCACATTAATTGTCCCCAGTTTTTCCATCTTCCTCTCCTTTCCACCTCCCTGAGGTGGCAGACTTAGGTTTTTAGGGAGCCTCTCTCGCTCCCCGATAATTACAGAATACAACTATATGGTTGTAATGTTGTCGCGCCGCGCGTAGATTGAAACGCACTACTTATTGAGAATCTCTAAGGCAGCTTTAAGCTTGCCGTGCGGATCACCAAATTTTCGGATCGCTCTCTCTATAGCAGCAATGCGCTGCGCCTTTGTCCTCGGCTTCTTCTTTTTCATCTTTTACTCCTTTGCACCTTACGCGCGTTGCAGATACCAGCTTCGATTAAGGCTACGGCTGTACGGCCATAGTGGCCTTGAAGTTGCCAAGCGCGGCCGGTATCAATGAGGTGCTGGAAAAGTTCAACAACTTGCAAGTCGTCTAGGTCACCACACTCATAAGCCATGATTAAGTCTAGTTCTTCTGATATATTCACAATTCTGCTCCTTGAAGCTATCTTTAGTTTTCAATTCTACGATAGTTCCACGACTACCTAGATTCTTTTTGCACTATTTTTCAGCGCGTTTATGCGACTTTTCATATATATATCAAAATTCGATCTATAAACAATTATTCCTGTCAGTTGATCCTTTACTCCAATTTGTATCAAAGTCATAGATTTTCCACCTTTAGATATTTTCGAGGGCTGTGGGGCAGTCGATAAGCTGATTCAGCTCTTCGACATAAACTATTCTGCTGGTGCCAATCTTTTGCTTTTGCCGCATACCTGCAAGTGCATAGCTGTCGGCTCGCAGCAAGTAGCAAGTGAAATCTCGGTAAGCTATAGGCAGCGCAAAGCGCTGGGCCTTGTTGAGCTTTTTGACCTTGAAGTCTTTGAGAGTCTGGCCGAACCACGCCATGCTATTTTTGCTGAAGTAAGGGCAAGGCGGATTGGCTCGAGCTAAGCGGCGTTTGATTTCGTAGATCGTCATGTTAGGCTCCTTCCTTGTCGAGCTTGCGGCACGACTCAAGAAATTGCTGAATGATGAGCTGGAAAGCCGTTTCGTGTTTGTTTAAGGTGAGCATGTCTTCTCGGGTGAAGCTACCGAAAAATACTAAATGGGAACCTTCAAGACAGAAAGAAGAGCCTGAAGTGAGAACAAGCTGCGCGGAGTCTTCGCCATCAGAATTTATTCCCATGTAGACAATGCCGCCGATATGCCAACCGCTTGCTTTTGCCATAAGGGCTGTCGTGCCAAGACGAGAGGCCTCGCCACGGTTACCTTGGACTGTTCCGTAGAATCTTGCCATTTTCTTCTCCTTTATTAAAGGTTTACAGCTTTTTTAAAAGCCTCTAAAACTTCTTCGGGTTGATCTAAGGACAAGCATTGCACCCTAAAATTCCTAAATCCTTGACCTTGCGCCCACGCTTTTGCTTTTCTAAATTTTTCTATAGCTTCTTTTATATCTTCTGTAGTAATTGTAGTAATAATTGTTTCATCCCAATCTTCGGCCCCAAATGCTGTCGCCCATAAAACGTATTCCATTTTACAACTCCTTTATTAAAGGCTTGGCGATGTAAAGCTTCTTTTGCTTTACATTATAGAGTATAAGGGCAAAGGGGAAATAATGCAAGAGAAAAAAAGGAAAAAGTGAAATATTTTAGAACAAATAAGGCAGTTTTACTTAACATTTGTTAAGTGAAAGTAACTTAGGAGAGAGGAGGAGAGCCCAGCTTTTGGCTAGCAAGAAGTGTGCCAAAATAAGAGGAAAGGGGCGGGGAGTTTAATATTGTCCCATTTCAACAGTTGAAACGGTCTAAGTTGCGGTAAGGTAAGGAGTTATTTCGAAAGTTGGGCCACTGGGCTGTCTGCGATGGGGGGTTCCATTAATGAAAAGTAGTAAAATATAGGGGTAATAGGGGGCAGTTAGAGGGGCGAAAGGGAGGTAAGTGGCGGCGGGGTAAGGAATTAGAGAAAATGGGGGCGAGGGGCAGTTAGTGAAAAGTGGTGTAATGTGGGGAGTGTGTCATTTTGACACAATATGCGGAGTTTACTATATATAATATATAATATATATAATAGATGGTAATATAAATATATAAATATAAATATAAGTAAATAGACAACAAACTATCCACTTTCCCCGCCCAGCCTTAATTTATTGCCCGCCAAACACTTAACCTGCCGCCTTGCCTCTCGTATCTGGCCCGATACCCCCTATATTTCACAAATCATCATTAATGACATATGGCATCGTGGACAGCCCAGTGTCCCAAAATTTGACTTTTGTCTTTATACTATAAGGAATTAAAGCGTTTCAATAGTTGAAATGGGTCAAAATTAACTTGGGCGAACGATTTTTTTACTTTTGGCACGCCCCTTGCTAGTTGATATGTTTTAGGCCTGAAGCTCTAAGCTAGAAATGCTTAAGTTTTCTTAAGTAATTGACCATTTCAATAGTTGAAACGGTGGTGTCTACTTTTGTATACATGCAAGTCGAAATAGCTTGGCGTTTGTGTGAAAATAATTTGATTTTATGACGTTATGCGCACTCTATGCTAAACCGGTTTAGCAAAGTAAATTGGTCAACTATTGGCATAAAAATGAAGGCCGGAGTTGACCGGCCTTGGTGTATCTTTTTGTGCACACCTTAAAGCTGAAGAGGGCTCCTCCTCTCTCCCTGATTTTGGGTCTTCTCGGCCTCGGACAACGGTTTGCCTGAGAAAAACTCAATGAAAAGATCGTCGTCGAATTTGGCATATGGCTTTAGGCCTACGAAGCCTTTTGCCACGCCCGACGAGCCGCTGTCGAAATAGGCAATGCAGTCTTGACCAAGCACTAGAGAAAGGCTGAAGAGCCTGGAGAGAATGTAGCCGTTCGGCAAGGTATAAATGATTTGGGCAGTGAATGTAGTGCCGTTGTCCGCGCTAGGACTATTTACTGTATTGACGTCTACGAAGCATCCCACAAGCAACGTGTTGAGCATTTCTTGTATTTGGTGCCGAGAAAGCGCGATTTTGCTTTCAAAGTTGATTTGCATAACACCCATGATTTACCTTCCTTCATTGAAAGATATGTAGCAAGTGACACTTGCTTTACATATGAGATTGTATACCTCTTTTCAAAAGTGCGCAAGAGGTAAAATGAAAATTTTTAAGAAGATGCACGCAGCGTCGAGTACAGCAAGGGCGATATATAGAGAAAAGTATATACAGTAACTCGTAGGTATTGTTTGTGATATATAGTGGAAAGTATATGTAGCAGGAAGGGAGGCGATACCGCACCGGGTTCGGGGAGTTTACCGCCGCTACACTAGGTATTGTACCCATACAATTTTGCATCTTTCTTAAGAGGAGGGGTTATTGACCTCTTTACCTAAACGCCTGTATACTAAACACATGGCACCCCCTCGCGGCACCCGGCACCCACTGACCCACCTCACCTGGCCCGACGTCCTGGCTATTCGGGCCGCCGCCTCTCACGGCACTGCCGTCAAAGCCCTCGCCCGCACCTACCATGTCGACCCCCACACCATTCGCGACATTCTCGATCACAAGACCTGGCTGGAGCCTGACGAACTACAAGGAGTTATTTAATGGTCATTCCTAAAGAATTTGTCCTTTTCGGCCAAAAAATCAAAGTCAAAATTGATACCTCTATCCTTGCTTCAGATGATGCAGAAGGTCTAGCTCTTTATCGAGAGAACACCATCAAGATCGCTGGCCACTCTGCTGTCTGGCCTCAAAAAACTTCTCGAGAGGAACAAGTCTTTCTCCACGAGCTTGTTCATTTTATCCTTTACTCGATGCACGAAGACGATCTTAGGAAAAATGAGAAATTTGTCGATGTGTTTGCCAGCCTGCTCCACCAGGCCCTTATTACCGCAAAAGGAGTCCTAAAATGATGACCCTCGAAGACCTCAAGAAGATCAAGCCGACTGATGACCTAGTGTTAGTTCACATGAACCCTGGCGTTCAATCGACGCCCTCGGGGCTTCTCCTCCCCCCTTTTGCTCAGCAAATCACTTCCCACGGCAAAGTTCTCGCCGTTGGCCCTTCGGTGAAGCTCGTCGCCCCAGGCAATACTGTCCTAGTGAGCCTTTATGACAACCTTGAGTTAGGCACTTTCGCCAATACCCCTGTCCTGCTTATCAAGGAGAAGCACATTGAAGCTATCATTGAGGGATAAAAAAAGAGGCCCCTATCTAGGGCCTCTCTCTTTGAAGGGCTGCTTAGGCAGTGAAAGACGCAAGGCGTCCTTACTTTCCCACTACCTTTGTCGCGGTCTCCTCCTCTCTCCTAGACATATATTACTTCACCCTTTATCATTGAGTAAAGGAGAAATTGCCCTATGAGCGAAAAAAATATCGACCAGTCGGACGATTCTACTGCACAGGAGTTTACTGAAGGCTCTTTTGAAGCTATGAAGAGCTACCTCGAGCGGCTAGCTATCTCAACCTATATTGACATCTTAACCGACTCCAAAGTCGACCCTAAAGTCAAAAAAGACGCCGCCGACAAAATAATGCAAGCTATCGGCAAAGCGTCTCCTCCTCCTCTCCCCAAAGGTGCCTCGCCCAACAATACCCTCATCTTCTCTTTCTCGGATGGCATTCAGAGCGCGGTAAGAGGCATGGGCGTCTTACAGAAGCTTGTTTCTAAGGAGCCTCAAGATGAAACTAAGGAAGGTGAAGAATGATCCAATGGCCCTCTTTGAGGATATCACCGCATCCGCTCGCGCCAATGTACTCACTCGAGAAAGACCCGGCATTGGTACTTCAGCAGGCGGTTTCGGAAATTACATCCCAAGGTGGGTTCAAAACGACAGAAGAGGTTCGGCAACTCCTCCGGCAAACAGGTTTTGTCAGCCTGTGGTTCTACCTCCGATTTATTTGCAGCTACTCCGGCCCCTATGACGCCCTTAACGAGGGCCTCCATGTCGACATGTGTAACTTCCGCCAAGTCGTCACTGAGAGGCCGGGTGGGAAGTTCGCTATGTTCTTGCCCCGCGCAGCTTATAAGTCAACGATAGGAACCCACGGCGCGAATCCTTGGGAATTGCTGCGCAACCCTGACTTGCGCATCGGCTGCACTTCAGAAATATTTGACAGAGCTATGTCCTTTGTATCTATGGCCATCAGCACTTTCCGCGACAATGAGCTCCATCAGTGGCTTTACCCTGAATATCAAAAGGCCAACCGCGACGATGTCGAGCTTGTCTTAGCCAATAGGAGAAAACGCTACGTCGAGCCCAACTTGAAGGCTATTACCGCAGGCGGCTCTGTGCAAGGGATTCACGTTGATCTTTTCGACTGCGACGACATTGTGGGCGACGACATGCTCAACGGCGACCATGCTTCGGGCGCAGACATGTTGAAGATGGGCAACTGGCTCCATGAGAACATGAACACCCTTGTAGTCAACCCTTCAAAGAGCCGAGTCCTTGTCCTTGGCACCCGCTATGCTATCGACGACCCTTATGAATCTATAATGAAGCACACTAGGGAGCAGTGGGGCTTTTGGGACGACCTTATTGACGACTACCCTGTCGACGAAAACGGCGAGTGGGTCACTTACTACAGGCCCGCACTGCAAAACGGCGAGTCCATCAACCCCGATGCCTATGACCCTGTTCGGCTAGCCAAGATGCGCGAGGAGAACCCTTGGCTTTACTACACCCAATACCTTAACCGGCCCTATTCCGCAAAAGATGGCGACTTCGGGCAGTACCGCCCTCAAAAGTGCAAGTTGACTTGGGACAGCTCTGACGAACGGTACTATGTGCTTTTTCCTGGGGGCGACGATTTGGCGTCTCCTCCTCTCTCCTCCAAAAGGTCACTCGCGAGCGCGGATGTAGTGGCTGCGGGAGACCCTGCCGCCTCTTCTAAAAGGGTTGGCATACGAACCTCAAAGTCGGCAACAGGAGTTATCGCAAGATGGGCCGACGACACTGTAGCTGTATTGGAAGTGGATAAGGGATATGTCGAGCCGACAAGATTTTTCGACTGGCTTTATAGTTATAAGGACAAATATAGGCCTTTTTTAAGAGGGCCTTATATAGAGGCGCAAGCTGGCTTTAAGGCGTTTATACCTATTGCGAGAAGAGAAGCTTTGATAAGAGGAAAAGAGCTTAACGCGATGCCGGTGCCTGCCCTTGGCGACAAGGAAGCTACTATAAGAAATATATTACAGCCTTACCTCGCAAGAAATAAGCTCTTTATCAAGGAAGAAATATACGATATAGTGATGGATGAGCTGAGGGTTTTCCCTTCTTATAAAATGGATATTTTGGACATGATAAAGATCGCCATTTTCAAGAGCATAAAGCCAGACAGCTTGGAAGAGGAAGATGACGACGATGAAGAAAGCTGCAGCAGGAAAAGAAGTTCTGCACGGCGAAGTGTAAGCAATGTGAGTGGTTACTAGGAGGATAGTATGGCGGATAACAAAGTGGTCGATAATGGCCGGGTAGATCAAGAGCTTGTCTCACCAGACATTTTTACTTCAGATGAGGACAGGGGCAAATTTCTTAGCTATGTCTGCTCCGAGATTCTTGATGTGAGGGATGGCTCGGATCGGCAAGACCTTATCGCAGAGTGGAAAGAATTTCGGCGCATTTCACAAGCGATTCCTATAAGCGAAGAGAGGGATACTCCCTGGATTAAGGCGTCAAATGTGGAACCACCGCTTACTATGCAGAAAGTGCAGACTATCTACGCGAAACTGGTAGCTGCCTTCTCTATGAAAGACCCTCCGGTAACTGTGGTGGCCTTTAATGATGCGGATAGAGACATTGCCCAAAGCCTTGAGAATTGCTTTAAGGGAATGGCCATTAACAAATACGGCCTAAATGTTAATAAGGTATTTAAGCAGATAGCTTATGATGTGGTGAGAATGGGAACTTCTGTGGTAAGGGTTCCCTTTAAGGTGGAGAAGTGGAACTTTAAGAGGCAGAATCCACAGGGCGGTCTCGAGCAGGTAGCTTTTGTGCGGCACCAAGGCCCTGAGATAATTCCCATTAGACTCGAGGACTTTTTCACGAGGCCTTATTGGAAAGACATGCAACGGGCTCCCTGGCTTGCCACAAGATACAGGTTCTTTTTGCATGAGCTGAAGCAGTTCGAAGGCCAAGGCTTTTTCCAAAATGTAGATAATATTCTAGGGCAGCCGGTAACTCAATATGACGAGTCGATGCAAGACGCCTTGGAAAAAGCGAAGGTTGGCACTTCCTCTGTGGGCCAGATTGAAGAAAACCACGAGTTCGAAGTGTACGAGGTGTATGCCTTTTGGGATGTCGACAACGATGGTATTCCCGAAGATGTCATAGCGTGGGTCGAGCCGGAAACAAAAACGCTTCTGCGGTCTCAGTTTAATCCGCTAAGTATTCGGGATGTCGAAGTTTTTACTTATATGGATAATCCTGATTCGCTCTACGGCATTGGCATTGGGCACATGACAAGGAGTTTGCAGGAGGAAGTCACTGCACTGCATAGAATGCGCCTCGATGGGACTCAACTTTCCTTCCTTAAAATGTTCATAGCAAAGAAAGGCGCAGGCATTGGCCCGAATGAAGAGTTTTATCCTTTTAAGCTGATGCTGCTTGATGACCCTTCGCAAGACTTCAAAGCTATCGATTTCCCTGATATTAGCCAGGGCGCTATAATTGCTGAGAATCTGGCCCAAGGTTACGCAGACAGAGTTACCGGAGCCAATGACTACATGGCTGGTTTTAACGACAGGACAGTGGGAAGCGGTGCTACCTCTTCGGGAACTATGTTCCTGGCGCAGCAAGCGAACAGTATTCTTGATAGCTTGCGGGAAAACACTGAGCAGTCGATGACCAATGTATATACATTAGCCCTTTATCAGATGATAGCTAACAGAGACCTTGTGGACTTGTCCTGGCTTTCACCTGAAGATCAGGCCAATATGCAGATAGTTCTCGGCATGAGAGTGGAAGACATTCCTACCAAGTTCAGGTTCACTGTGAAGTCGACTGATATTAGCGAAACTGCCTCTGCCAAGAAAAATAACTTCCTTATGGTGAGCCAACTTTACAATCAATATGGGCAGCAAGCTCTGCAAACTCTTGTGGCCTTGTCGAATCCACAGCTAGCACAAAATGCTCAGGCGAAAGAGCTTCTTATGAGCATGTATGTCGGCCAAGCAAAACTTATGGAAGCTATGCTGCAATACTTCGATGTGGGAAATCCTGGAGACTTCCTGCCCTTTACTGGGCAAATGGAACTCCAGATGAGAATGGCTGACCAGATTAGGGGCCAGCAAGTTCTTCAAATGAAAGGAGCTATAAATGGGCAGCAGTCAGGCGGACTTCCTCCAGAAAATCAGGGAGGAATACCAAATGCCGCTGGAGGCGGCGTTGGAGGTAGTGGAGGGCTACAAGGCGGCCAAGCTCTTGCTCAAATGGCAGCAGCAGCGAGTCTTGGAGCAAATGGGCAAGGAGCGGGAGCCCCTGGAGCTATCCAGGCTACAGGCCAAATTTGAGGGCTTTACGTCCCTCATAGTGACTCTCGATGAGATTATTGAGAAAGGAGTGAAAAATGGCGCAATCGATTCTTGATTCTGCACCCCAGGAAGGGCAGCAGGAAAGTGCTCCGGCTGAGGAGTTTGTTCTCGAAGGTAGCCCTGAGGCTCTCGAGCTGCAACAGCAGCAGCAAAATGCCCCTCAGGACAAGGACGAGCTGAAAGAGCAGCTGCGGGCAATGCAGGAAAAGCTGGCCCAAAGCGAAGGTTTCATGAAAGGGTTCCAGCAGAATGCTCCCAGGGAAAAACCCGAGGCTGCGGCTCCTCCCTCTCCTCAGATAGAGAGCCCTGAAGAAAGGGCTCAAAGGCTTAGGAACCTCTACCTTGAAGACCCTGTGAAGGCAACCGAAGAGATAGCGAGAGAAAACGCGATTGGCCTCGCGCAACTGCTTGCTAACTCACATACTACTCTGTCAAAAGAGCTGGCGCTTACTGATCCTTCGACAAAAAGTGTGTACTCGAAGTACCAGGAAGAGGTGGAAAGAGAAGTTTCGCAAATGTCGCTGGCTGAAAAGGCCCAAAATCCAAGGGTTTACCAGACAGCTCTGGATAGAGTGAGGGCAAGGCATACAGATGACATCTTGCAGGAGCAGGTTGCACTGAAAGTTGCGGAAGTGCTGAAGCAATATGGCATTGATCCTGACAAGAAAGCACCTGAAGTGGCAGTGAGAACGCCTGTGGGAGAGCAGAGAAGCGTTAACCCACAGAAAAGTGGCTCCAGAACAGTGGTTCCGCAGTGGGTTAAGTCCGAGGCTGACAAAATTGGCCTCGATTATGACGTTTATTACCAGCATTTGAGAGAGCAAGGGAGGATTAAATGAGTACTGTTGTTACCGAAAAAGGGACAAAAACTGTGAAAAGTGGAGAAAAGTTTATAGTTTCCGATTCCTTCAATCCTGAGGAGCTTGTAGAATTGGATCAAGCAGGGGCGGTACTGGTCTTCGATGCGAAAGAAGGCTTTGTGCAGCTCGACGACAGGGTTGTCGCGCAATTAGGGAAGGACAACAAGCAGAGATACTCCTTTGCCAAGGAATTTCACGATGCGTGGAGAGGGGAGGAGCACGCTCAGTTTGTGGAGAAGTTCACAGTGGATAAACAGCTCATGGGAAGCGCGTCTGATCGCCTTAACATCAAAGTGGACGGCAGAAAGTTCAAGATAAGGTGGGTTAGGCCGGATAACGTGAGCAAAATGCAGGAACTTGGCTACAGCATGGTCAAAAAAGACGAGGCCAAGAGCTTCCTGGACGCGAAAGCGGGCCACTATGAGATTTCCAAGCTCGGCCAGACTGAACTGGTCGCCATGAAAGTGCCGGTAAGCATCTTTAACGAGAGGCAGAAGGCAAAAGTCAAGGTGAATCAGGAGATGGCAGGCTCTTGGAGGAAGTCAGGCAAGGCAGAAATTGACTCCGTAGGGGGTCAGGGATTTTTGGAGTCCGAGAAAAACGGACAAGATTGGGAAGAAAGGACTTGATAGGAGGTAGCTATGGCTTTTCAACTGTACAAACCCCTAAACGATGCGACGCAGGAATTGGTCACGATGAAGGCCACTGCTGCCATTGCTGTGGGCGACGTTGTGAAGATGGCTGCCGGTGTCTCGGGTGATACGACTGGTCGTGTTGCTAAGATTACTGGTGGTCAGGGCGACTCTGACGCTGTTTTCGGTGTGGCATGTAGTGCCGCTTCTTCGGCGGGAGATAGCATTCTCATTCAGAAGGTGCAGGGTGGCCCAAATGAAGTGTGGCTGGCGGATGCTGCAGCGGATACCGACATCACGAAGGCGTCTCTGGCGACGACTTACATCGACACTTCGATGAAAGTTGCGGTAGGCGGAACCATTACCAACAAAGGTAATAAGGTTATTATTGCGGGCGTGCTCGGCGCGGCTGCGGATAGGAAGTATCTTGTGTACTTTGTGCGCAGCAATTGCTTGGGCTAATAGGAGGTAGAACATGGCTGTTCCCATGAATCGAAGCAACTATGCGTACCAATTTGACCAGACTATCTCTAAGATGGTCTACGGCAAGTACGCAGATTACCCCAAGGAATTCCCCGCCATTGCGCATGTCGAGAACTTCCCTGATGGTAAAACCTATAGCGAGGCCGAGATTTCGGGTCTTGGTTCTCTGAGAGCTATGGGTGAGGGCGAGGCCATCACGTTTGATGTGCCTGCCGAGGGCCACAAGAAAACTATTCAGACCGTCAAGTACGGCCTCGGTTTCCAGGTGACTGAAGAGATGGGCGCGGACGAGCTTTTCGCCATGTCGCGAAAAATACCGGAAAGTCTTTCGAGGAGCGCGTCAGTTTGCGCCGATACAAACTTCTGGAATCTGTTCAACAATGGATTCTCAAGCGAGTTGGCGTGGGATGGTGTGGCAATCTTCGGTTCTCACACTACGCTCAAGTCGCTCTCGACCATTGCCAACGTGGGCTCTGCCGACCTCTCGACGACCTCTCTCGAGGCTGCGTTTGAGTATTTCGACAACTTAGTGGACGAAGCTGGCGTGAAGCTCATGATTAAGCCGAATCTCCTGGTGATTCCTACTGCGCTAAAATGGCTTGCCAATGATCTTCTGAAGGCGACTGGCAGGGTGTGGGACTACTCCGACATTGCCAAGGGCCTTGTCGATGACAGCACTTCCAAGCACTTCGCGGGCGATAGCCCTCTGACGAATCCGGTGAATCCTTCAAGTGGCGTTGTGGACGGCTGGAAGGTATTTGTGAGTAGATACCTTACTGACTCTGACGCGTGGTTCCTGCTCTCCCCGCAGCATGACTTCAGGTTCTACTGGAAGAAGAAACCGACGATGGCGAGCTCTTCGGACTTCCGCACTGACAACATGCTCTACAAGCTGACAATGCGGTTCGCGGCGGCTGCCTTTGACTACAAGGGAGCTTACGGTTCTTCTGGTGCGTAAGTTGTAATCTCTTTCAACAAGAGGCTATCTGTGCTAAAATAAGTGCGGATAGCCTTTTTCTTTGGCAGGCAAACATGGAAAACTTAGTAACCGAGCAGTTAAGCAAAACAGTAGGCACAACCACTTTTCTTGCTTGGAAAAAGATAGGCCTCAAAGACCCTGAAACCCTTGACAGTTACGAGTGGTTTTTTGGCGGCGACTCTTCTACTTCAGGAGACCTCGACAATTATGTTGAGCCTGAAGGCTCTGTGCTCCTGGAAACTGACTTACCTGACCTCATGTGGCTCCCTGAAGGGCAGAGTGCTCCTCTAGGCTATGAGGCTTACAATATGACATGGGCGCATTGGGGCGCGAAGAAAGGTCAGAAAGAGAGGCTTGAAGTGTGCGCAGTGTGCGACGACCTTTTCCCCATTTCTCAGCTGACTAAAATAAACGGCAAATACTACTGTGAGGAGGATGCCAAATGACTTTAAGAGACATAGTTATTGACGTTTTCGAGGCTCTTGGAGAGCCTTCAGACCTCGATATTTATTCCGATTCTGTTGGTCAAGTCATCGACACCTCCAAGATTGGCTGGACGAAGCTTGTTGCTAAAGTCAATGAGGCCTGCAATGCGATAGCCAATTGGCGATGGCCCTCTGGTAGAATTATCAGGATGCGCCTTCACGAGGCAAGGGCCCCCTTGAAAGTAGCTCTCCACGATACTGCCACTATTACTGCCGTTACACCGACTTTCTCTGTAAGTGGCTGGGGTTTCTCTGGCAGTCACAAAGGAGACCTTATTGTATCTGCGACAGGTAATGGCCTAGTGCTATGGCAAGATGGCCTAAACTTTGTAGCTCAAATACAAGAAGGCTCTATAACTACTGGGCAGTCGGTCTCTTTTTATACTCGAGAGTTCAAATGGACTGCGGGCAGTGCCCTTGTCGGAATCCCTTATACTGCCGCTGAAGGAAAGCCTATAGAAATTAAGAGAGTCATTGACGCCGAAACCAGCACAGAGTTGAGCCAGTTAAGCTCTTACCCAGCTTTTTCTACTGACCTCGGCACTCCCACCGGCTTCTACAAACTTTACAACGGCCTTGTTTTTGATGTTTATCCTGAGCTTGCCAAGCTCTATATCATAGAATACTCGAGGGGGCCTGCAATACTTTCTGCGACGACAGATATACCAGAACTGCCTGAGCAGTTTCACCCTGCTATTGTTTTGTATTGCATTTGGAAAGGACTTAGGCGAAGCCAGGAAAGTAATGAGGCATATGCTGTTCGCAAAGACCTTGAAGAATCTCTTGCGCGCATTATGACCGAGTATGACCACCAGGACGATATGCAGCATAGTGGTCAAATCAAAATTTATCCTGAAGGGAGGTAATTATGGCGAACTGGACATCACTTTATGAGAGCCAGCCTGCGGGCTCCGAGTCTTTGGGCTCTATGGACGACGAAATCAGATCGACTCGTGTTGAGGTAAGGGCTCGAGTTAAGAAAGAGCACCTTTTTGGCACCAGCACTTCAGAGCTTACTCGGCAAGGTATGCACAAACAGGGCTCAGCGCGAGTTTTCGTCTCCTCCTCCTCTCCTGACGCTTCTTCGCTGCCTGATGATGCGGCTGATATTGGCCTTAAAGGAAGGATTTGGATAGTAGTTGACGGTAGCGATGTGCCTACCGGAGACCTTTACTACCACAATGGAACTACTTGGGTAAAAATTCCTACAACTGGATCAGATGTCCTTGCGGCTTTGGTAGGCCTTGCGACTCAGCCCCTTACTGACCTTAATGCGGATAAGCTCGACGGCAACCACGGTTCTTATTACCAGCCTGCTTCTTCTGCGATTACTTCAAGTAATATAGGTTCTCAGTCGGTAAATTACGCCTCTTCAGCAGGGAGTGCAAGTTCAGCGACTACTGCGACTACTGCAACAACTGCATTGAAGATAAGGACTTCAAGGCCTTCATCTCCAGCTGACGGCGATATTTGGCTTGAGGCTTAAAAATGAACTCTAGGAAAGTTCAGGCATCTCAGGGATTTGCTCCAGCTGGATACCTTTACGGATCAAAAACCGACGATGAAATATTTACTTTTATGAACAACTACATAAAGGCGACTGGAGACGCTATGAAAGTGAGTGGCGTTATCAACACGGGTACTACTATTGTCATTTTCAGTAGGGCCGAGAGAGTCGATGCCACTACTATTAACTTCTTTGGCCTCGACATTTCAGGAAGCTTGGGCACTGTCACTATTACTAAAGGCTCTTCGGCTTCCTCAAGTATTTCTTTGGCTTTGTGAGGAGGGGTTAAATGGTCACAAAACAAGATTTTACTCCTGGAACTCCAGTGAGTTTTGGCATAAGGCCCTTACAAAAAGGAATGATTTCTGACGGCCCTTCCTCTGCCCTTGACTACGACTCTTTCAGAGAGCTTGATGGGGTTTATGTGTCGCCACAAGGCCTCACTCGAGTAGGCGGCTTCCAGGTTTTCTCAGCTAATAAGATACCTTTTTTCTTCTCAAACCTTGATCCCGATGCCACAAGGCATTTGAGCGAGACGCCTCTCGGTCTTATTACTTTCTCTCTTGCCAACGGCTCTGCGCAGACTCTCGCCATTACCTCAAAGTGTTTATATGCAAACCTCTCCGACAACTGGTTTCCTATCTATTGGAAAAAAGAGTTTACTTCTTTCACCTATAATGGCAGTGGTGATGATGCTATTATAACGACTCCGGCAGCTGACTTTTCAGACGCAGAGCTGTCGGACAATGACTGGATTTATCTTGTTGACGATATTTACCAAGTGAAGACCGCAATTGTCTCTGGTTCAGACTATCTCATTACTGTCGCAGGAAAGCCTTCTACTACGCCAACAGCTTTTAAAGTGCTCCGGCCTTTCAAGGATACTCCGAGCTGGACTACCGGTAAAAACTCTGTTTTTATTGTCGACAACTCAACTCCTTTTGTTTTTGTGTATGGAGAGCTGGACAGTTCTTCAGAATATTGCAACTCCATAATTTTAAAAGAGTCTTCGACTGACAGCACCAAAACCTTGCTTACTGCAAAGTCAATCTTTTTCTTCAAAGACAGGCTTTGGTTTGTCAATGTGCAGGAAGACTCCTCGACAAGAATGCGTCAGAGAGTACGCTGGACAGAAGTACTCGATTGGCATTATTCAAGCGCAACTTACTATATAGACCTTCCTTATCGGCAAGGTGGCCTCAATACTATAGTCGGCATCAACGACATCTTGATAATTTTCGCAGAAGACACTATTTACTACGGTGTTGAAACCAACATGATTGGGATACCCTATGTCTTTTATGAGGCACCCACAGGTGGTATCACCGCAGTGAGCCCGAGAGCTATTTCAACACTTCTTGGCGCCATAGTTTTCGTGGGCCAGGACGATCTTTACACGATAACTTCGCAGGGCTCCTCCTCTGCTCCTGCCTTTCAAAGGGCAGGAATGCCTGTGACCAGGGACTTCTACGATCCAGAGGTAGACCTTAAGAAAACAGTCATTGTGAATGATGTTTTTGACAGTTTCCTTGTAGTTGCCACCTCAAAAACTACCGAGCTAGACAATTTTTGGCTCTTCAATTATAAGACGAAAAGCTGGTCAAAAATGTCGGGCTTCCCTATGAGCTGCCTTACATACAATCTTTTCAGCAAGTTCTATACTCCAGACAGCTTAGACCCTAGCTGGTCATATGATGTAAGCCCTATCTCTTCTATGGCCATTGATACTTTCTCGGCAACTTTTGAAGAGTTCAGGCTCTTCGGCATTACTTATGATGGCTATGTTTACTATTACAACGGCAAGGCCACAGAGCATACTACCGTCAGCGGCACTTTTCCCATTTACTCTAAAATAGAGACTCAGGACTTTGACTTCGGCGGCCCTGAAGATACCAAGACTTTCCTCGAGATAGGTTTCAGAGTTCTTTACCCCATAACTCAAGACCTCAACTTCAAAGTTGAAGCAAGTGGCAACAGGGGTAGAACATGGAAAAACATCGGCACGCTGTCATTTACTCCAGAAGAAGACGAAGATAAGCTGTCCTTCAGGTTGACTTCTTCGACCGCTCGGTTTAGAATAACTTCGGGAATTGAAGATGGCGTAACGAATAACATAGCTCCGCCGTGGAGCATTTTGGAGATCACAATGAGGCTGAAGATGAGAACGAATAAGGAATATAGGAGGGCTCAATAATGGCTACTAACTTTTGGACAGGTAGTTATGTCCCTGTAGGCTCTGCAAGCGATGTGACCCTCCTCAATAGTGGTGAGTATAATAATATCTTACAAAACCTCTACTCTTCTATGGGAAGCAACTTTTCCCAAGGCAATAGCTTGCTTCAAAGTCTTGGCAGCAATTACCAGCAGCTTTACGACAATACTAGCAACTACTCCAATTTCATAAAAGGTCTTCTTGGCAATAGTGGCCTTTACTCTTCCTTGGCGAGCGCAACCAACAACTTTGACCCCAACACCATCAACAACACTTGGCTCTCGCAACAGAATGCTATTGCCCGGCAAGCGAATCAGAATGTAAATGACTTGCTCTCGGATACTTACTCTTCTACAAGAGAGCAAGCCCAGGCCATGTCGCAACAGGCAAAGCAGCAGGCCGCAGATCAGCTGGCAGCTGCTGGCCTTCTCAACTCTGGCTCTGGTGTCTCAGCCCTTACTCAAGCTATGGTCAACCCTCTTCTCAATGCGGAGACACAGCTTGCACAAACAAGAGCCCAGGCAATGCAAAACCAGCTTGGTATCTTGCAGCAAGGTTCTCTTAGCGGCCTCACTCAAGGCTATACCAATGCAGCTAACTTGGCCCAAGTAGCTCAACAACTCGGCCTTCAAGGTATGAATGCACAATCGACTCAACAGCTTGCCGCTCTCAGTGGCCTCTTCAACATTGGCTCGACCCAAGCTCAACTTGGAGCAAACGCACAGAATCTTATTGCCAGTCTCTCGCAGCCTCAGTATTACAACCCGACTTATGCGAAACAGCCAGGTGCTCTTGACTATCTTATTGGAGCTGTTGGGGCCGCTGCTCCAATCCTTTCTAAAGTACTCTAATTCTAAGGAGAAATAAATGCCAGTTATAAGTGCAAATGTGGTAACTGATGACGCTGGAAAAGATATTAGAGACTCTCTTATGCAGCTCGGAGCCCTTTTCTCCGACTTGCAGAAGAACAAAACTGCCGCAAAAACTACTGCTCTCAGTAACTACTCTTCAATGATGCAGACCATCAATGCTCTCGCGGCTCAATGGGGCGGAACTCCCCACGACTACATTGCGCACACTACCCAAGGCCAAAACCTCTTCAAAGCGGCTATGTCTGTTTTAGGTGACGCCACAGGTAGTGATTTATTTCGAGGTAATAAGCTCGATGAGTTTGTTAATAGAATTATTTCCGAAGACCCTACCATTCTCGACAAGGTTGTTTATGAGTTTAGCAGGGCGCCTGATTTTACCTCACAAGGCCAAGCGGAAAAGCCTCCAAATCCCGCTGAAACTGCCACAACTCCCACAACTCCTGAAAAGCCAGTTACACCGTCTACTCCTCCCAAGCCCACAGGCTCAGACAACACTGGTAGTGGCGGTAGTAGTAACGGCCTCCCTAATTACTGGTGGCCAGGTATTGAGTCTGACATCACTGGTAAAGCAGGCGGAAGCACTGGCGTTAGGAGAGAAGGAGGAGCCCCAGCCAGAACAGCCCCAGGTGCTATTCAGCAAGGCCCTGGGCAGATTGGTATTGGCGGAAGGCCGATGGAAGGCGCAGGCTATACCGCTCCTCAGCCACAAGGTGCGCCTAGCCAAGGGCAAGGCCAGCCGCTTGTCGACAACGGCAACGGCACGGTGACCCTCGGCACTGATCTTTTCCAGCAGATTGGTGCGCTCGCACGAATTGGCGGACAGGTTGTTTCTCAGGCCCAAAGCCAGGGCCAAGGCAATATTCAAGCCCAGCCTCAAGTTATACCTCAAGCAACTCCTCAAGAAAATCAGCCGCAGGCAGCAGGCTCCTCTCTCTCTCCTCAACAGCAGGCAAGAGACAATGGGGACGGTACCATTACTTTGAGTAAAGACCTGGCAACTCAGTTGGCGGCTATGGCACGAATTGGCCAGCAGCTTTCAAGCCAAAAACAGCAGCAAGTTCCGGGCCAGGGTGTAATGGCGCAAGGGCCTTCTCCAGCACAACAGGCTCGAGCACAAGCTCAGGCTCAAGGCAATGCAGGGGCTCCTTACCCACAGCAAGTCCAGCCTCAAATAGTTCCGCAACAGCAACAATCTAATTTACAACAATATACTCAAGTAAGGCCGTGGGAAAGCGCCTCGCAGCAGATGCTTCAGAGACAACAGGCTGAGCAGCAATTTTCTGATAGAAATAAAGTGATTGGAAGTGTAGCTCCTCAAACTGCTACTCAGGCCTCTCAAGTTACCCCGAGCGGCGCACCGGCGTCTCCTCCTCTCTCCTCAGCTGAGTTGAATGTAGGTGCTCAGATTGCTGAAGTCTATAAGGCTATCAGCGGCAGGGAGATTACTCCTGAAGAGGGATGGAGTCAGAAGAATGCGACTCTTCCTTCAGGCATTGACCTTAGCTATGTAGCTCAAAACAAAGATGACCCGAGAGTTAAGTTTGCTTTGAAGTTGGCTGAAAGAGGAGACTTGAAGCCGCTGGATAAGGTCATGTTTGCTATTGCAAGCAAAGACCCTGCCATGAAAGGAAAAGTGGTTGATAGAGTATTCTGGAGACCTACGACAAATTTTGAGCAGGCGCAAGGCCAAGGCCAAATAATCATTCAGAACTTTAGCTTGCCTATTGGTGCTCCGCCTCCCGAAGGCTGGAAAAATTTTCAGGATGCTCCTATTGGCTTCGACAAAATGTTTATTAGTATTGGAGGGCAGTCAAGCGCGGCTGGCGATACCAGTTATCAGGCATTTGAGCAAGGACTTAAGGCAAGAGGAATTAGTGTCGCGGACAAAAGCCCTTCAAGTGGAATAATAAGTGCAGATAGCATGGCTCTTTCTTTAGATGGGGTTATGGAAAAAGGCCAAATGAATGGAGCTTTGCAGGGAACTGCGATGTATTTACAGACACAACTCAGCAGCATCAATAAGCAGCTAGGGACAAAGTATTTTACTTTCAGCGATGCGGCAAAAGACCCCAAAGCTGCAGAGATGATTAAAATCCTTTGGGCTCAGGGTGTGGATAAGGGAGATGCATTCAAGACTGCACTGGATGTAAAAAATGCTCCCTCAAATACTCTTCTTACTCCTCAAGGTTCTGATGTCAATAGCAATCTGGCTTTCAGTGCTAATCTTGGACAATTGGCCAAAACAATAGGTGTCTCTGTCGCAAATATCGAAACTCTGCCTTCAGATTCTCCTTACTACCCCGCAGTAAAAAGTATGCTGCAGAAGATTAGTAGCGCAAAAACAGATAAGGAGAAAGCCGATATTGTTACTCAGACTATGAAAACTGTCTCGGAGCTAAGTAAGCAGAAACCTGTGAAAGTGCAGCAGGCTGCGGCAGCAATGAATGATCCTAATGCAGATCAAACTTCAAAAGATGCTGCATCGCAACTACTTGGTGAATTGCCTGACCTTAACGCTATTGTTATAGACAAGAAAGCGCAGAATGCTCCCTACGGGAAGAGCACTGGAGTTTACACTGGCCCGCAGGTTTCCCAGGAAAAGGCTGTTGGCGTTTTTGAGAATCTAAGACAGTTTTTCACAGGTAGCACTAAAAGCTTTGCCGAGAAGTCTCAGGCCTATAGGGATGCGGCGGTGGCCGGCAGCTGGATGCGACAAGAGTGGCATAACCTTGACTCGCAGGGCAGAGCTGAGATGATTAAGAAGCTCACGGATTATGTGCAGAACATGCCGATTGAGCAGTCTTTCTTTGCGTTTGGCGAGAACTATGCAACTATGGTTGCGAATAAAGAGACAAGAATGCTCTCCAAAGCTGAGTTGCAGATAAGAGAAAAGGAAGCTATTGCCAATACTCAGTTAGCTATTGCACAGCAAATGACTGCCTCCGCTAAGATGAGCGCGGACTTGAGCAATGCTGTGTCGAAGTTCCTCGAGGACGCAAGTGCGACTTCAGCTACACTTAGAAAAGACGCAATAGCAGGCTTTATTTCTTCCAAAGGTGGGAAAGTAGATTGGAACGATATAAAAACGAAACAGGAGTTTGACAAGTATATGGAAACTTCTGGAGCTTACCAAGGAATTAATACTTACAACGCTCTTTTACAGCAAATGGCAGTAGCAGGTGGATTTGATGGGCTTGCCAAGTGGATTGCTATGGCTCAGAAAAATCCCGATAAGGCAGTGGGCTGGTTGGGCAAGCTCTTTGGAAAGACTCCCGAGTCTGGTGGAGTGTCGTTCTATACACCGGCAGAACAGGAAGCTGCTGCGGCGAGAAGTTCCAACCAGGGGCCAAATGGCAAGGTCATAGAAGATTTGGTCAACAAGTATTGAGTCAAAGGGGCAAGTAATGGCAATCGACCTTTCTAGCCTTTTCAGTGATCCTGAGTACAGAAAGTTGCCGTATGGGGATCAGCAGACAGTAGTGGCGAATATTTTAAGGAAGAAGCTCGCTGCTGATCCTCAGTTTGTCGCACTAAATCCGGCGGACAAGGAGGCAACTTTCAATGCAATTATGAAGAAAAATGTCTCTATGCTAAAGCCTACTGTGTCACAAGATGTGACTCTTACTCCTGAGATGGAAGCGTCACTGTTACAAAACCGGGGAAATGCGTGGGTCGGCAGCGGCATTTCTGAGTACCAAAAGGGTATGTTCATCCTCAATGAGATGGACAAAGGAAATCCTGACGCGACGCAGTGGGCCTCGGGCTGGATTGTTGGCAACAACATAAGAACCTCGACACTGCTGGGCAAGGTGATGATGGGCGCCAAGGATGCGCTCGAGACTCTTTTTGGAAAAGATCAGAAAATGTTCGACGATCTTGCATTTCATGTGCAGGACTACTCGAATATTTCCTCAGCAATGTTGTCGAGAATGCATCCTCGAGATGCGGAAGTTGCGCAGGCCAAGGCGCAAGTCACTGGCACTATTGCGCAGATGGCAGAGTTTGCTACCCTGGATAGAATGTTTGTAGGAACTATGGCTTCGCCGGGTCTTTTCACCAGCAAGGCTTGGAACTATGTCAAAAATGTACAAGCCACTCTAGGTACTTCCTTTAAGGACAGACTTATCTACAACACTTTGCCTATTTTTGTGAAGAGTGTTGCCGGTGGCGGTCTTACTAACTTGGCAGTGAGAATGCCTGATCTTATTCAAGAGGGGCTTTCTGGAGATACTAAACAAATGTTTAGGGATACTGCTATGGTTTTTGGCACAGGTATTGCTTATGACATACTTTTTAACACTGCCGCTCAAGCTGCAAAAATACTGAAGACCACTATCCACAGGGGTGTAGTTGGCTTCAAGGTTAATAACGCCAAGACTATGGAAGACATAGTTAAGGTAATGAAAAATGGCAGCTCCGACGATATGATGCAGACTATGATGCAACTTATTGACGGCAAAGTTCCTGGCGAGATACTTCAGCAGTTGCCTGAAGAGTACCAGAAGATAGCTCTCAACAATGCGGCCAGGATGCAGGTCTTGAAATCGGTCAAAGACTTCAATCCTCACTCGCAAGGCGGCTTTACTATTCTTTCCAAGGCTATGGGTTTCGACGTCGAGTTTACTCCGCAAGGCAAAATTGATATTTTTAGCCTTGACGGTAAAGTGCTGAAAACTGCGGATAGCATGGTCGAGGCGGCCAGCTTCATGCAGAACATGGGCTTCAAGAATGTAGATTTTGGAGAAATTGGAGGCCCTGCTAGGATAAAAGTTTATAGACCTGCTGCGGCAACCCTTGACGACATTCCTTCCTCGCAGTGGAGAGGCCTCATTGAGCCGGACTTCAAGACTGGCCAGCTGGATAAAAAGGCAGTTGAAACAGTCTTGCGCAAAGTGAATCCCTATATTGGCGATATCAACTTCATTGACGAAGACTCTTTTCTCTCTTCTTTTAAGGACTATACCATTAAAGGCAACATGACGTTGCCTTCCACTATTACTAAGCCGCAAACTCGGGCTTTTTTCGACACTCTACTTGAAAGGCAGGGCTTGCCGGTCTCCCCTCTCTCCCAAGATGTGAGGGCTCTTAATGCTGTTTTTGGGGTTTATGGAGGCGGTGAGGTTATTGAGAAAGGCAGCAACCTTGTAGATATAAAATTTCCTGACGGGAGGGCTCTTAATAACATTTCTGTTGATAATGCCAATAAGATCATTTGGGGCCATTTGATTGAGAACGACTTTATAGATGACGCAACTGCCTTAGCTGCCTTTAAGAACACTACAGGGTATAGTGTAGATTTGACTCTTACAGGTGATGGAGTAAAGCTCTATGTGGCAAGAGACGCTTTTGGCAAGATTGTGCAAGAGTCGCGGTCTATAAGTGAGCTAATGCAGTGGGCTCCATTTGGCGGCATTAAGTTTCCTGACACCATGATGCCAGATATCATTCTCGAGGGCGACAAGTTAATGGTCGGCAAGACTGTTATTTCAGGCCCTGTCGAGTCCATTATGGATTACGTCAACAGAAACTGGACTGACTCTGTAGATTTCAAGAGTGTAGTGCCTCCTGGCAGTGAAGTTTCAGGGACTTATCGTGACGGAATGAAGTGGAAAATGACGACGAATAAAAGGGGCGGCGAAATCCTTGTCGAAATACCTTCCACTGGCTTCAAGAAAACCTTTACCAACTCGAAGCAGGCACGGCAATTTCTTACAGAAGCTGCGGATAAAACCACACGGCTTTCCCTTTCTGCGGCAAGGAAAGGCTATAGACTCACTTTCAATGAAAATGGCCTTGCAGTATTAAAAAGTCCCTCTAAAGAGATAGCTTTTAACAGCTTAGAGAAACTCCAGAATTACATGGCAAGCATTCCTGACATGACATGGCGAGAGCTTACTCCTTTTGTCGATAAGGAGTTTTCTGACGAGCTGCGGGCAACTATCGAGGCCCAGGTGTTAGGAGAGGGAGGAGTCAGCCCATTCCCTTACAATAAGCAGTTCAACTATCCTTTCAAGCCGTTTTTGAGTGACGTGGAGATGATCGGAAGGCCGACTCAAGGTGCACTAGACAAGTTGGCACAGCTTTTACATCAACCTGAGATAGCCAACATGGGCCGAAGGGTTACCCTGCACAATAAGGCAGCTGCTGCGGACATCTTGAAAGCCAAGACTGCGCTAAGAGCCATTTTTACTGGAGACAACGGCAAGATAGTTCCAGAAGCAGTGAGCGAGCTTTATCAGGAAATGCTGTTTTATAAGCCGGAGCAATGGGCCGATGTAGCTAAATCGATGGGCAAGGAGTGGACAAGTGGTGATGCAAGGAGAATGTGGGCTCTAAGGAATTTCTATGACACTACAGGACAACTCTTTGGCATCAACTACATTGGATTCATGGAAAACTATGGCCCCAGGTTAAGAGACCTCAAAAATCCCGAAGTATTGGCCTCTATAATGAAGGAGACTGAAGGTGCCGTAGACTTTGCGCAAAAGGCATTTGGCACCTCATATGAGAACATGAGAGAACTAAAATTCTTCGCGAAGAATAGTAGGCTCGATGATGTAGTTAACATGTTTGTCGAGAGAAATGCACTCCGTAGTGCCGAGTTCTATGTAGAAAAAGGCTACAGAGAGCTGCATCTAGGAAAACTTTCTAAAGAGTTGAAAGATTTTGTAGAAAGCCTCAAAGATAAGGTTACTCCTTCGCAATATAACTCGCTGCTTTCCCTTAATGGAGCTATTTTGGGAGGCACTGTAGACAGAACAGGCCAAGAACTACGAACTATTTCATTGAATCTTTCCAAGGGAATTTCTGAGGCTTTTAGCTGGGCTTCCGAGAAGTTTGGCGACACCGCAGTAGGAAGAGCTTTTGCGAATAGAGCTACCAAAGTTATCACCGACGATATACTTAACGACTTGCAGCAGCAAGTGGCTGCCTCTACCCTCGGATTCAGGCCTATGAGGATCATTTATAACTCGTCACAATTTGCGAATACTTACGCTATTTTCGGCAGTAGAGCACTTCAGGCTTATACCGATCTTACCGATGCAGAGCTGAGAGTAATGTTTGAAAAGGGCATTATCTCCGAGAAAGTTTTCTCCAATATTACTGGTGAATATCAGAGTGTGAGGAAGAATCTTCTCGATCTGGCAATGCGAGGGCAGCAAAATTCCGAGTATCTTACCAGAGGCGCGACGGCTAAAGTAACTGCACAAATGTTCGACGAGGGCCTTGAAAAGTGGCAGAAAGGCATTGTCAAGGACTTTAAGGACTTTGCAAAGTACACTCACTACAGCAGCTTTATGTCGAAGGAAGCCCTTGATAGTATAGAAGGGCTGCTGGGAAAAGGGCAACTGGAAGCGGCAAGGGACTTGGCCCAAACTGAAGCTATTGGCAGGCTGATGTTCGACTATGAGTACTCCATGAAGTCGAGAATGTTCAGGGGCACCATAGGCAGGCTTTTCGGGCAGTTCGGCACTTATTCTGTGAATCAGATACAGCTGTACAATCAGATGCTGCACGCGCCTGATATGGCCCAAGGCCTCGCTACTTTCACGAGGCTTGTTGCTATCACTGCGCTGCTGCGCAATGCCTTTTACGCAGTTGGCGTCGACTACAATGGATTCTCTATTCTTGATCCCTTTAGATTTCATGGTGGCCCCTTGTTTACCTCGATAGCGCAATTCTTTGCGGGCAATACTGACCAGACAACGACAGTTGGTAAAATGACAGTGAATCAGTTGGCCCTCAACTTTGGCCCTCTCGCAAAGAAAAATGGCCAGCTCACCTTGAATTATCCAAGGCTGCTGGCCCCCTTCGGTCTTCAGGTTAACTCTATGATAGATGCGTGGGACGCATTGTCTAAGGGTGACGGCTGGGGTGCTTTCTATAACGCTTTAGGGGCGCACAGATCGCCTGGGCCATGGGATCATTTCATCTTGCCGTTTTAATGCCTATTGTAGGTATCGAAGTAGATGTCCCTTTCAGAGCAGCTTCATACTCTCTGAAGGGGATTTTTATTACTCGCTGCCCACCGACAGTGAGCACCACATTTAAGGTGACATCTAAGGAAGAAAGCTTTACCTCGGTAGTAAAGGCTTTTATGAAGGAAGAAGGCACTTGGTTCCCTTCTATGTCTCTGAAAATTATTACTTTTGAGGTAGGTTCCGGCAAGGTTTTAAGATAAGACTCCGCTGCTTTTCGTCTTGAGTATAAAAAGCGCCTTACCTGATTCACAGTAAAACCTGACAACTCGGCTATGTCTTTAGGATGAGAAGGCAGCCTTTCTTCTTTGTGCAGCTCAAACCACTGGCCCACTTCGCTCGCAATAGCAGTTTTCCACAAGTAAGGCTGGATGGGCCTGCCTCGAGGCAATAGGCCTCCTTTGAGATACTTCTTTACTGTGGTAGGACTTACACCTAAATATTCTGCAGTTGCGCGGACAGAGCCACATTTCTTATAGGCTTCTCTCAGCTGCCTTAAAGTAAAGACTCCCTCAGCAATGCAAGAGAGTCTGCCGCACTTACCGTTTTTCATAGAATTCCTCTATCGAAGTATAGTGGTAAACCTCTTTCGAGTTACCTATAGAATGATAGATAGTTTTGCCAGCCACCTCTGCCACTATTTCGCCCTGATCTATAAGCTGATTCACAAGCCTTGTGATCTCCACTGAAGGGATAGAACTCGAATACCTCGTCACAAGCTGTTTTCTAGTAAGAACTTCCTTCTTTTGTATATAGGCTTTTATCTTGGCCAAGTTTTTAGTGAACTCGCTGCCGCCCATATTAAGCATCATTTTGGCACTCACCTTGTAAGTGTAGTCGAGCAAGTTCTCTGCATCTTTGAAGTTTTGCAAGGTGATATCGCCGCCTCGCCGATACTCTGCTGCCCTCATGAGCATGGCAGTTTTGCGTACTAAAATGTCGCGCCTGTTCTCGTCTTCTCGGAGACCAGCATCACCTGTTATGATCCTCGTTTTCCACTCGACATACCACTGTGTAAAGGCAACTTCTGCCTCTGGAGTGAAGTAATACTCTCCCCTGTTTTCTTGGGCTATCCAGGCCAGCTTTTTGCCCAAGTCAGGTATTGTGGGAAAGCCGTCAAAGTGCATCGGCATAGGGTATATCTTAGTGGGCAAGTCCTGATACACCAATATTGACCTCGAGACGAAGCCGCCTGAAAGAGCCTCTTTAGGTATCGATTCTTCCATTCCTGTTGGAGTAATTGCTCCAGCAAGAGTAACATATACATTCTCTAGCTCTTCAACGCCTCTGTCTCGAGTGATCTCAGAGTCTTTGTCCTTGCAGTCATAAAGGTCGGTAAGGTTATTCACAAGGCCGGTATTATACTGCTGCTTTGAGATAAAGGTCGCTAGCTCAGAAATGGCCATAACTACCTTCGAGCCCCTCTCTTTGCGTACAATCGCGTTGTGCTCTTGGTCTATAAAGATATGCTGCTCCGGCTTGAGCATCATGTAGAGACCTCCAGGCGAGCTTTTCGAGGTAATGAACCTGTAGCTATTTTGAAAGGCTTCCATGTTATCTCTCCAGTACTTCTCCGACTCCTCGAGAATTTGCTTTCCTAAGTCAATAGAGAAGCTCTTCCTGCATATACCCGCCGGCGCGATAAATATGACATAGAGATTCGGCCACAGCCCTTTTGGAAACCACTTAATCCAGGCATTTCTGCCGAGAGCCGTAGATAAAGTCCACAATGCGCCCCACATTAGAAACAGTGTTGGCGCCTCAGTGCCTCGGCCCATATTTACAAAGTCAGACACAAAGCTCTCTCTCGGCACTAGGAAATCCGCAGGGTCTTGTGCATAAGGCTTTACAAGTGGCTCTACAAATGCCTCAGGTTGACTTTCTAGCATTGCTAGAATCTCGGCCTCATTTTGAGTAATGAGCACCGTTTCTTCCTTGACGTCTTTTTTCGTCTCCTTCTCTCTCCTGCGGCGCTTCTTAGGTTCCTTGTCTTCGATTTCAGGTCGGTATTCCTCTTCAGGAGACACCTCTAGCGGGATTTTGAATGTTTCCCATAAGTTAGCCATTTATAACTCCGCGAGTGATTTTCCTACTGAGCAGTCGACAGGGATATGGCGCGTGAACCCCTTGTAGGTAAAGGGAGCTTCTAGTTGGCGCACCATCATTTCTTTCACTGACTCTACTTCGCTATCAGGGCACTCCATGACCAACTGATCGTGGATTTGCAACACAAAAAAGGCCTGCATGTTGCGCGACATCTTCTCCTTATAGATGCGCGACATAGCTCTATTAACTAAGGAGGCTCCAGCAGACTGAATCTTAAAGTCAAGGGCTTCTCTCACTATAGATTCGTCATTCGAGAGAAACTGCCGTATTCGGCCAAACTCTGTTTTCACAAGCCTTTCTCGAGTTACTTCTTCCGTGAGGGCTTTCTTCCAGGCTACATAATGCGGATGCGCATCAAACCAGCTTTTCCTCGCCTTAGTAAAGTCGGCAAAAGTAAGGTTCAGCTTTGGTGCTGCAAGATAGCATTTTCTATATATAGTGATGTCGCCGCCACCATAGCTTATTCCGCCAAAGAAGAATATCTTCGCTGCTTTTCTTGCTTCTGACCAGAGAGAGTTTTCCTTATCTATCTTGAACATATCTCGAGTATTGATGTCATGGAGGTTTTTACCGCTTTCAAAGATATCTATTAAGACGGGATCAAGGGTCTCGTAAGCTAAGAGTTGTGCTTCGAGGTTAACGTAGTCACAAGAAACATATGACCATCCTTCTTTACTTTTGAAGAAAGCTCTTACCTGAGAAGCAGGGTCTTCGGGGTCGTCTTTTGGCTTTGGGCACTGCATAAGGTTCGGTTTCTCGCAGCTTAGTCTGCCTGAGACAGTACCAGTTACTTTCCACTGCGGCCTGATGCGACCGTCTGCTTGGGCCTTGTAATCCGAGAAAGAGGTCGATAATTTCCTTGCCGCGCTAAACTTGTTGTATAAAATAAGCCAGTCTTGGAGCTTCTCTATGGCCGCAAGGTTTTCCTTATTCACATGGTTCTGGTAATAGTTGTTGAGCTGTATCTGAAAAGACAGTAATCCCTCTTTGTTGACCCTGCTTTTTCCTTCTTTTGTCTTAGGTGGAGTCCATGAAGGCAGTAGAAAGATCGGCTTTGTGTTATCCCTGAGATTCTTTAGCTCGAGCAATTGCTGGTAAATCTTGGTGCCAGCCCTTTTCTTATCCAACTCAGGAATATGCTTAAAGGAAGTAGGAATTTCACCGAAAAGGAAATACCTTACATGGTCTTCGGAGCCCAGGTTGAACTCAGGTGGCAAATTGCCCAACTCCCGCAGCTTCTCTTCTAAGGTTTTTACTTCAGAGGTTATCCTTTTCTTAAAGGCAGTCACTCGAGTTGCGTCTATTGAAATGCCTTTTACGCTCATTTCAATAAGGGGCGCTAGAAGAGGCTGCACCTCGGCCTTGTAGAAAGGCATTAGGCCACTCTCTTCTATGTCGGCCAGCATGGGAGTTATTGCCTGATAAGGAACAATACAGTCCCTTAGATTGTACTCTCTCATTTCGAGCTGATCCATCTCATGAATAGTTACTTTTCTTCCCTTAAAAACTTCTTTCCAGTAAGGCGTCTTTCCGTAAAGACTGGCAATAGTTCCTAAGTCGTGGTGCAGCTCAGGCGCCAAAGTGTGGTGCAAGAGCAAGGTGTCATGAACTACCAGCTCCGCAAGTGGATGCGCCGGTATCCCTTTCGACCTTATCAAGAAAGGCACGTCGAAAAGACAGTTTTGGTATATTTGAGGACAAGTCTCGAGAACATTCGTCACCATTTTCCAGACTTCTGCCTCTTCCTGAATAGACCAGTAAGGGCTGCCTTTCTCTACAAAAGGAATAGATATAGCTTCACTTTCTGACCATGCGAATCCGATTACTACGACCTCATTCCTCGTAGGATCAAGGCCAGTAGTCTCGATATCTACCGACAAGAGCGGCTTTTTCGAAATGGCAAACTTGTAGAACTTCCTTACATCTTCTATTTTAGGCGTTAAAATAAACTTCTCTTCAGGGATAGACCAGCCCTCTTTGGCTATTCTCACCGCCTTTTTGATGTCCGCGAGCCACAGCACAGCGTCGTCAGCAGTACCACCACCTGATCTTTTCCAATGGTGCCGCATAATAGAGGAAGGGTGATAGGTCGGAACTACCAGCATCTCGTTATGCTTCGGAGTTTTGATTGTGTAAACAGAGCCCCTTATCTTTGTCAGAGACTCTTTAGGAGAGAGGAGGAGCCCAGCCGCCGTATTGCCAAGGGCGAGAATTACCCTAGCACCGGCGTCATAAGCGGCATCAACCTCTTCCCAAAGGCCTGCCTTGCAGCAAGATATTGCATCCTGGGACTCTATCGAGGTAATGTCGTTTGAGGGAGGGCGGCAATTTATGACATTTGAAAACCAAACGCTCGGGCGATAGACCCCAGCTTGGCCCAAAGCCCAATTGAGGAAGCGGCCAGACTCGCCAACAAAAGGCTCTCCTCGAGCCTCTTCGGTTGCACCTGGGGCCTCTCCAATAACCATAAAAGAAGGATTTTCAGGTGTAATCGACTTGACCTGTCTCTTGCCTGCATAGGGGCACACTCTACAAGATTGCTTTGTTCTCGTCATCGGGCAGCTCCATGAAGTAGTGGCCATTTACTTTGAACAAAGATCGAATGGCCTGATTGATTGCCTGACGCGATACCCCTTCAATGAGGGCCGCTGCGCGTTGGCTCGGATAGATCGCAATAGGTTTTTCGTCTGTAAGGGAGACGAACTTGCCCACTTTCTTTCTTTGCATACTGGAGCCTACAGCAACAGCCAATTGTATTTAGAGGACACCACGAACTTGGTCAGGGCGCCCATGCTATACCCACTCTTCTCGAGGTACAGGAGAGTCTTTTCCGGCTGCGGGATTATTGGGTCAACGAGTCCTTCCTGGGCCGCATCGTCTCCTTCTCTCTCCTGCAATAAAGGCAGATACCAAAGTTCACTGGAAACAATGGGAATAAAGGGCTTGGTCGTGCGTAAGATGAGCCAGTCGACGAGGGGCACTGAGGCCAGCTCTAACTGGTTGTGATCGACGATAAGGTGGATCGTAAACCCCCACGACTTGAGGGTCTGAAGGAAGACTTTCATCAAAGGACTCTTTACAGGGAAAAGGCCTTGGAGACGAACGAGCTTGCGCTGCGGGAATTGCAACTTGGTTATCGGGTAGATAACCTCTGCAAGAATGTCGGTAGAGTCGAAATCCTGCCCTGAAAAGGTGAGAGTAAGGCCATACGCCCCATCGTAGAGGCCTCCTTTGAAAAAACCGACTTCTGCTTCCTTAATGAAAAGGTTCTTAGGAAGATTTACCTGCATACTTTTCTCCTTGTATGAATTAAATGGACACTTTTAGTATAGCGAGGAGGGGATTATTATGTCAAGTAATTACTTAGTTTTTGTAGCAGAAACCGATATATTTATAGCCTGACCTACCGGTGCCGAGGACTGTGGCTCCTGCCGCAACACTGCACAGCATAGGTTCTGCCGCATAAAGGGTGCCATCAGTTTTCATCTGCAAAATGAAGTAGAAGTAGCTATCGGCAGAAGTCCCCGGCAAAGTCACTGTAGAGTTGGCAGCTCCTGAAAGAGGTTCAATGTGACCGCTGCCTGCACCTGTTTTAGGTTTTGAGGCTAAGACAGAAGTGTCTGCAATACCGTGAATAGAAGTGGTTACTGCTGCATGGTTATTTACTGCAGTTGTGATATCACTTGAGGTAGCAGCTCCTACGTCAGCAGCAGTAAGAGCGTCAGAGCCACCTGTTTTGTGAGTAGCTGCGTGAGTCAGAGGAGTCCTCGCATTGGAAAGGCGAGTGTCATTCCCCTGGACTGCTTTGCCGGCGTCGCTACTGCCTGAAGCTGCGAGCTGAACCTTACCTTTCACGCTCGTAGAAGCGTCGGGAACAAGGGAAGAAACGTCACCACTATTGATAGTATCCGCTTTTGCAGCATCTATTTTTTTAGAAGTTACTCCTTCGGATATGTCATCGAGAGAAAAGGAAAGGGTAATAGGATCGGAGCCACCTGCCTCGTGGGTTGCAGCGTGGGCAGTTGGGTTTCTGTTGTTTGAAAGCCTTGCATCGTTGGCTTGGACTGCTTTGCCCGAGGCATTTTCTGAGTTAGAGGCGAGGAGTACTTTGCCTGCATTTAAGGTAGTGGCGTCATCGACAAGGGAGTTGAGGTGGCCGCTGTTCAAGACTGCAGCTATCGCAGCAAGGATTCGAGTGGTAGAGCTGCCGTCGGCAATATCGTCGAGAGTAATGCCTGAAGGGTCAACAGTTCCTGAAGAAATGTAAGGAAGGGAAGCCCAGGGAGTGACTCCGTCACCTACTTTGAGCTGGGAAGTTCCAATGACGTAGCCAAACTCGCCTTGGCCCAAAACAGTGGTTTGATTGGCAGTCCATTCAGCTAAAGTAGCAGCCCTTGCAAGCATTCTTGTATACATGAAAATCTCCTTTAAGTTGGCTTATAGATGTGGACATAGTTGCTTCCAGCTATTGTTCCATACGCTATGATCTGAACAGTCGCATAGTTATTTGCCGGAAATACGTCAGAAAAATTTACTGTCCCCTGAGCTGCTGCTGGCCAACCAGCATCATAAATATCTGAATCTATTTGACGGAATGCTCCATGCTCGTCAGTGTACTGTATTCTTACAAAGCCATAAACATGAGTTGCAATTTTACAAGTCAACTTGAATTGCACTTGCATTCTATACTTCATAGTTTGTCCGCTAAGGTGGTAAGTGTAAAATTTGCTGATAGGCTCCAAGCTACTGTAAATCACAGTTCTAGACTCATAATAAGCATTCACGTCAAAAGTTGCTCCAAGGCCGTACCATGCGAAGTGTGGCGCCGATCCTAAAACCCCATCATCGACAAGAGGTGATCCCGATATTATGTCATACTCTATGCCGTCAGCTTGGACTCTCAAGCCTGAAGGATTAGGGTGGTTGTAAGAATGCTTTACGGCAGTATAGCTATTGTAATAACTTCCTTTTTTCACTTTCAAAAACTTGTTGATATAAGGAAATGCCGAAGTACTTATATCTGAAGTGGAGAGTGGAACAATTGACTTAGTAGCCCCACCTTTATAGATATCTAAGTAAGCCATTACTTCTTACCTTTCTTTTTGCCGCCATGGTAATTTTTTTGGCCTGGGGCTGCCTGTGCTTTGCGGGCGAGCTGGCCTATAACACCTTCAGGAACACCTTGGTCTCGCAGCTGCGCGCTTCTGCCGCCATAACCGAGCTTGTTGGATTTTCCTCTGTAAGAACCTGTCTTCTTGATAGGCATTTGATAGCCTCCTTTAATCCTCTCTTTTAAGATCATACCACAAGAAGATTTACTTGTCTATGTTCTCGAGTCTGGCAATTTCTCGCTGCAAATACCACAAGGCCTTTTTAAGGTCTTTAAGCTCTGGCTCACTCTCCTTGTGGCCAGCTCTATACACATACTTTATTATGCAGCCCCTACTAAAAGGAAGGTTTTCGATAAGATCAATAAGCTCCACTTTGCCGTAGCAGTAGTGCTGCGGGTGCTCCACAAGAGAGTTAGTTTCCATAAGTTACTCCTTTATATAAGAGGGCTTTTCGCCTCTAGGCCCACCTGATTTGACAAGTTCTTTATAAAGACGCTGTACTGTCGTTCTGCTAAGGCCAAAAGCTTTCGCAATATCGATTTTTCTATACTTAGGATAAGAAGTCCATAGCACCCACTCCTGCTCAGGAGAGAGGAGGACGCCAAAATGCTGCGGCTCAAGAGCCTTGAGAGACAAGAGGATTTCCTCGGCAGTAAAGGGAACTGTTACAGTTGTTCTGCCTTGGCCGCCGCAAAAAGTGGATTCAGAATATGTGTCTTCCATGAGTAGTCTCCATTGTCAAAGATAGTTATTTCCAATAGGCCGAAGTCTATCGTTTTGCTCATTCGTCGGGCGCCATAGCGAGTCCAGCCCTGGAGTGCTGGAGTTACTATGCCTAAGAAGCCAGAGTCGCCGGTAAAGTGTAAATGATGCAGATGCGAGCGCACTATAATGTCACTCTTGGGCTGCATTTTTTTCTCGGCCCACAGCAAGTTCCACACTGCATCTCGAGACAAGGCAGGCGGCGTGCCGCGAGGAGTCTGCGTGCTGCCGATGTGGTGTTTGAACTCTATAGTGACGCCTGCATGAGTTACCCAGGCATGATCTTGTGCGTGGAGGCCGAAGTTTTGGGCGAGGGTCTCTTCGTAATTTTCTGAGAGGCCAGTGTGGGAGTCGGTGCCGTCGACAATGGTAAGGCTTTTATAATCAAATAGAGAGATAAGCTCCGAGGCCATCTCAACTTGCTTTAATCTATCAGTGGTGAAAAGCTCAACGCCGCCAGAGCGGTAGCCGTCGCCTTCGATCATGTCGCCGTTGCAAATTAGCTTATCTATGGGGCCAAGTTCTCGGGCCTTGACCCTAAGCCACTCATTTGTTTTTTCCTGCCAAATCCTCACTTTTTCATATCTTTCATCATCTGACTGTCTCGGCCAATATTTTTCCTGCGCATAGCCGAAGTGGTGCCCACTGTGAGAATCCGAGATTACTACAACTTTGCGTGGCATTGTGTCCTCTTTTACTGCGAAGTGGTTTGAACTGCATTTTAATGAACCATCTGATAGACATTGAAGCCGATGCTAAGGGCTAGGATTGCCGCTAGGGGGATTACTATTTTCTCGTAGAATGAGAGAGATTGCTTGGATTTCACTAACGATGCGCTTAATTCGCTGTACGCTATCTCCCGCTCCTTGAGCTGCTGCTTGAGCGTTTCGGATTCGATCTGTGATTGCATTAAGTTGGTTTGAATAGACAGTATTTGAGAGTTCAAGTTGTCGATTTCGCTCTGCAAGCTCGTTATTAGCTCGTCGAATGTCTCCCAGCTCGCGGCTGGTTGTGATTGCGCTGTAAGCGGCGATAATAAGCAAAATGCAAACAATAACGATAGCAATGTCCTTGCCGATTTTGTCATTCATCTAGCCCTCCTATTCCCAGCGCCGGTACTCGTAACTGCCCGGCGCATCGCTCGTACTTGCTCCTGTCATGGTTGTCGACACTTTGTCGACTTTGCCATCAAAATCTGTTAGTTCGCTGTCCGAATTTTGGCGTAATTTAGGCAGTCCGTTGTCCATTTTTACGCCGCTCGAACCATCCGGTATTACCGGATAGTTGATGCCGCGCAGGTCGCTGATTGTCGTCAAGCCCAGCAGTACCAGCACCACCAGCGCGCAGCCTAGCCCGCCGTAAATGCCCGCTGTCGTGCCATAGAGTGCACCGATAAGCAAGAGCGCGCCCGACAAGAGCGAGTAGTACAGCGCCAGCAATCTCCGCATCGAGCGGCTACCGTCCTGCTCTTGCGTGTAGCCTGCGCTCATGACAGCCTCCATTGCAGGTGCGGGAAGTCGGGGAAGTCTTTCCAGCGCACACCCGACTCCCAGCCAAAACCCTCTGCGATTGTGGCCATACGCATCCAGACTCGCGCGGGTGCGTCCCACCACACTGTTCCATCGGCCTTGACGGGCACTATATCCATTGCCAGCCCTGACAGGTGCCTGCTCTTGAGCGTTGTCGTGATTGCAGTCTGCGTCTCCTTGTCGGTGAGTTGTTGTTTTATCCCCGCGGCGTCGTACATCATCCGCACATGGTCGGGAGCCATGCGTCCGCGGGCAAAGTACGCCATTTGTGTCGCCAGCTCGCGCCGCGTCTCGACAACCAGCCAGCCAGCCACGCCAGAGTTTTTTAACTCATCATCAGCGGTCAGCGCATCGAGCGTCTTGCGCGCGGCGTCTTGACAGCGCTGGTCTAAGTCCTCGACTCTCCTGCTCATTTGCATCCCGCCTCGACAAGGTGTGATTGGATTTCCTCGCGCGCTTCGCGTATTCTTTCCAGCGCGTCATCAACATTGCCGTTCATCTTTTTGCCTTTCAGCGCGTGCAGCTGTAGCTCCTGCGCATCAATGACCGCCAAAAGCGCGGTATACTGGCAGCGATTGTCATCACGCACGGCAAGCAGCGTCTGCTGCACCTCGGCAAGCAGTGCATCTCTTTGATTCAGCAAGCGATACCGCTTGCGGGCAATCGCCCATGTGCCTGTGAGTATCGCGGTTGTTACCAGCGCCACGGCAGTGTCGATGACAGTATCCACAATTACGCCTCTGGTTTCTGCGGCCACTGCGGGTCTTTGTACCAGCCCTCCGCAATCCGCGCGGCAAAAGCCTCTTGCGTCTCCAGCTCCGGCGGCTCCGGCCAAGTAATATCGGCCGGCCACTCTTGCACCGCGTCGACGGGCGCGTGGATTGAAACGATGATTCTGGTCATACTTCCTCATCTTCAGTGGGGGCCTCTCCTGTCGGAGAGACGCAGATGGGAATTCCGTGTAACTCGTCCTTATGGGAAGAATATTCGTCTGAGGACAAAAGGACGGCGGTGTCATCGGGAAGTACCTTGTCTGCTGCAATCCAATCAGCATATTTTAGATATTTCATATAATCCTCCTGTCAATAAGGCGTATAAGTAACAGTAAAGCCAGCCGCAACGAGCTGCGATACTTCGGTGGTTACGTCATATTCGGCCCGAAGTGACCCCATATTCAAAACGGCTCCAGTAGGAGCAGTTTTGCCATTCCAGTACGTCGCCATGTTGACAATGCTATTGGCAACCTGAATGCCTGTACAGTCTGGTAAATGTATCTTATAGGCCCTAAAAGTAGATGCTGTTGGCACCGGCAATGCACCAGTGACAAGCGGGCAATTATATAGGCTAAGAGAATAGGTAAGGGCGGGAAGAT